TTTCCAGAGCTATCTCTCAAAGTTATAAAAGTGTTGTCTGAGGCGGTGGTGGCTGAATCGCCTTGAATTTTAATTAAATACCATCCGTTTGCAATAGCTGTTACGTTTCCCGACTTATTAGAGCCAGTGCCGCTAATTGTTACACTTTGAGCCGCTAAATCAATGTCATAAACCCCTATAGAGGAGTTGCCGTTTACTCTAATTTTGTCCCGACCTGCCGATTTAACCGCAAAAATAAAAGTATAGGTCGACCCCGTTGTGTAGCTTGGAAAAAACCTAATATCGTGACTACCCGTACTTGTGTCCTCAGTTAATAAAGAACTAAATCCATTTTCTTCGGGGCTATCATCGCTATTAAAAACAACAGTATTTAACCCCCTTGTTTGATAGGGTACAGGGTTTTGTGTTAAATCGTCCGAATAAGTTAATAGGTTTGTAAAAGCAGCCTCATTCATCAAACATTGTTTGCCGTCCTGCCAAGTTAAGCGAGGCCAATTCGCTCTGTACTCTTGTTGGATTAAGCCGTTTTCATCAACGTAACTTCCCCCGCTATTTCGGGAAAAGTCCACTTTCGCAGGCTTGAATAATCCCGCGCTCGTTTGCTGCCATCCTAAAATCGCACCTTCTTTTATTTTCCAAGTTCCTGCGCCTCCCATTTGGAAGCTGGGTTGTATCGTTGCCATATCTTAGTTATAATTTAAATCGGTTGCCATTAATTCAAAGGAAGGCCAAGAGCTTGCCGCCTCGGCTTGGTTTGCCGTTAGTGCCGTTGGGGCGAAGTTGAGCATTTTGATATCTAAGCCATTACTAGCTCTTGTAAATGCGTTTATAAACTGAACAACACTTAGGCTAGAAGAGTGAGTGTAACTATAAGCTAAGAAGCCATTATAGTAAAGGTTTAATGCCGTTCCGTTCCACGTAATAATATAGCGAGCCAATTCTTTTTCCGCTAAACTTACCATATTCTCGGTGTTTAACTGATTGTAAAGAACTCCTGCGTTGTTGGCAAATAATATTTTGAATTGAATATTACTGCTTCCGTCTCTAAATAAAAACTGCTCAAAACCTCCTGCTACATCGCCCGTGCTTGATAGTTGAAGCATAATAGAGCCTTCTGTGTCAGTCGGTAAATACCCGTCCGTTTGTAAGTCCGTAATATTAGTAACTCGGTCAACACTCCTCGTCACCGCAGCCGTAGTAGTTGGAACGTAGTCGAGAGGGGAAATGTAAGAGCCTTCTTTGAGCATTGCGCCCCAAGCGTAAAACTGACGAGCGTTAGAACTTATAATCTGAACCCCTGCCGAAGCAGTACCCGCTCCCGTTCCAGTTGTTGCGGTTACATAAACAAAATACCACCCGTCAATAATTGGTACTATTCCCCCCGTAGCCGTTCCGCTTATTCCCGTTCCTGCCGTTCCTACTTCGCTAATAACTACCGTTCCTTGTGCTAAATCAACAGTAGCGACCATTTCAAAATTATTAGGCGCTATTTGACCATTATTAATTTGAAAAATAAATGTTTCCCCAGCGGATAAAGAGTCGTTTTTGAAAAAGCACCCTAATGTATAAGTAGTAGAATTAGCAAGTGTAAATAGCTGAAAAACCCTACTAGCCGTAACTGCGGCAAGAGAAATAGTATCTGCATTTGTAGTGCCATCGGGGCTTGTAACTGTGTTTGCCGTTACCGATGCACTTGCAGCCGTAGACCAAGTAGTCGTAAAATCCTCACTATAAGTAAGCAAATTCTCAACACTCGGCAGAAAACTTAAATAAGGACAGCCCGAACTACTTCCACCAATCGGAAAAGTCCAAGCGGGAACATTCGCCGCTGCATCTACTAAATTACCGCTCGCATCAATTACCTTGCGACCTGCACCCGAACGAGTGAAGGGGGCAGATATAACCGAGCCACTAGCAAAACCTGCTGAAGGCTTTTTATAAAACCCAACATTACTGGTCTTTACAGCAGGCCATAATATTGTTTGAAAATCACTTAAATTATTTGTCATCTCTTTTCATTTAAGGGAAGATATATGTTATTAGTTTGTATGTACAGCTATTGTTTACTTGAGTATATCCCTCACTCGTAAAGTCACTAAGAGCTGTCGTATATCGGTAGTAGTAATCTACATTATCAAAATCACCACCATTTATTTGTTGTACTAAAGCGATACCACAATTAATACTAAGTCCTGTATAGCCATCAGCATCGAATAACCCCTCTTGGATTAAACTCCACTTATAGTACCACTGCTCAGGGTCATACGTTTGAATAATCAATGCCCTCTCACATACAGTACTCAAGGACTGATACCCCGCATCAACAAATACAGAATGAGCATCCCTAGTCGGAGTAGCATATCTATCTATTCGTGTCTTAAACTGACGACCTTTACCTATTCCTAACGCTACCCCCATTATCCTAGTAATTCTTGAAGGTTAGTATCTTCTGTTTCTATCTCTTCGGTATCCACTTCTTCTTTCTCCCCACCTTTAACCTTAGCTACTTGCTCTTGTTGTTTGGCGGTAAGCTTAGCCTGCATCTTCACCCTATCGTCTTTTCTATCCTCTTTAAAGGTTTCTTTAGCCATTTGGCTATCACCCTGTATTCCATTAAGGATAGCATCGTATTCAAACTTCTGACGGGCTAATTCCGCTTCTAAGCGATACTTCTCTTGCAATACTGCAATCTCACGTTGTGCTTGCGCTTGCTCTTCAACTTGTGCTAACTGAGCTTGTCCTTGCTGCTCCATCTGCTTAGCTTGCGATGCCATCTGTTGCATCTGCATTTGCCGTTGCGTCTCTTGCTCTTTAAGAGCCTGCTCCATCTGAATCTTTTCCTCTTGGTATTTCTTACGCTTAACAGTCATATACTGATAGGCAGTATCTACCCCTGAGGTACGAGCAAGCTTACGAATCATCATCGCATCTTCTTGTCGTAGTTCTTGTTGAGTGATAGACCTCTCAATATCCCTCTCCAATGCCACACGCTCTTCTTGAGTAGGGAGTGTAGATATGAAAATCCCAAAGTTAGCCATTGGTATATCAGCCATACTATCAATGATAGCCATATCAGCAGCACCAATAGCTTCTTCATAGGTTTTCCAAAATTTAGAGGTTTTAGGGAGGTCTTGTACTCTCCAAGCTATATCTTTACATACTCGTTTTGTAATGTTGTTTAACGCATTCTCAATAAACTTAGTGGCATTACGGGAGGCTCCAATAGAAAGCTCCATAGTACCCACCAACTGCTTGTTCTGCGTTACCCCTTCTCTTTCAGGGGTGAACCCTAATAGCTCACGTATAAGCTGTAACTCGTAATTGATAGTAGAGATAAAAGGGTCTATATTAAGTCGGTTAGGATAGCTCCTTACAGGCTCAGGTATAAACTCCCCATTGGGCCCTCTACTCTTGGTATAAACAATACCTGTAGCATCAAAAATATCCTGAAGCTCCAAAGGATTCCAATCCTTACCACCCATTGATACATTCAACCAACCCTCGATATCAATAACGGTAATCTCAGGGTGAGAACGTGCAATGGTATTTTGCATTTTAAGGTGAGCGATATTGATAGCGTCAATCTGTGGACGTATGAGCTCAATAAGGCTCTTATTAGTCATATTGTAGAACTTAGGGGCATACACTTTATAAGGCAACTCAACTTCCGTTAGAGAGCCTTCAGGACGCACCATATTCTTCATTAGACCATAGTTAAAGATGTAATCTGTACCAAGGATATACATACCCTCATATACACATTCATATACATCTTCTTCAACTTTTACATTCTTACTACCCTCCTTAGGTTGGTAGGTATCTTTCTTTAAGTATCGTCTCTCCCCTGCTTTGCTTTTTGTGACTTTAATTTTGTCTTTATCTTGAGTCTTGAAACAGAAGTCCAATACAGGTACGACCAATGTATCGTAAAAATAACCGTCAACTTCGGGGTTGTTAGAGTTATTGTAATTTGAATAGTAGTCGTTATAGAAAGTGTCATTTCCCCAACGACCTTTATGTGTTTCGTAGATTTTAGTAAGCTGTTCTTCTGAGAACTTTCCTTTGGCTAACCTACGTATATCTCCAATAGACATCCACCGCATCTCCCCTGCCCATTGAGGGTCTGTGCCATTAGGCTTACTAGATTCGGAGAATACAAAGTTTTCAATGTCTACATAGCGAGTCTTAATACCATAGCTAGGGTCAAAGTAAACCTTAGTAGCACCTAGCCCACCAACTACTAAGTCGGTGACAATATTCTCACGTATCTCATCAGGGTAGTCACTAAGTTGCAGGTTATACATAATTACCTGCTTCATCGCAATCTCTACAGACTGCTTGTAGTTAATACCCATATGTAGCTCCACCTCCTCTAAAGACTCAGGGATAAAAGAACCTTCGGACAAATCAATACCCGTTTCCTCTTTCATCTCCACAATAAAGTCTTTATCGTAGAAGTTAGCTAATACTTTTTTCTTTTCGTCTTTACGTTTAGACATTGAGGCGGGGTCAATAGCCTTCACCTCAAAGTTAAACTCACCCATAATATCGCTTACAAGCGAAGAAACAAACTTAGAACCGATACCTAGTGGTGTCCAGTCTAAGTTCATTGGGGAAGAATCCCCTGTTGAGTTATATATCTGTTTGTATCTCTCGTTACTTTGGTCACCTTGAGCGTAAGCACGAGCTTCACGAATACGGTCACGCCTCTTTCGGTAATACTCAAAGTCACTACCAATGGTTTTACTTTGAATATATTTGGCAAACTTAAGACCATACTCGTCCTTCAGCTTCTCCTCTCTGGGAGCTAACGGACTAGGTTTAAAACTTGAATTATCGCTCATTATGGATTAAGTCGAATCTTTTGCAAAGATAGCAAATGTTATCTAAATGTTATCTAATTGTTTTACTAATCCCACCACGATTGTTATACATCCTAAATGGAGTTACTGAAAGTTCTACCTTATGTTCCTTTTCTTTTTTAGGTGGGTCTACCTGTATTGCACACAGGGCAAAGCCTGACGATATAGAGGCATCATAAGCGGTACGTTTAGATGGTTCAAACTTCATCCAATCACGAAGGGTATCCTCAAAGTACATTGTACTCATATCCCCTTCTTTCAACTCTCCTACGTGCTCATTGATATAATCGTTCAAAGCATAGTAGATGGCATCAATCATAATCCCCCTCGATGGAGCACCACGTTCTGCTATCTTTTTATTTTTTCGAGAGTCATATCTTTCAGGGCGTAGCATCAAGTACTCTAAGTACCCTCTTTTCTCAAAGTAGGTTTCAATACCACTCTTATCATTCTCGTAGAAGATAGGGTATCCATAAAATACCGCAGCCATCAAAGCATCTTCATAAAACTGAGATAATGTTGGTGGACGGTGAATGTACTCTAATACAAACTGCTTAGAAGTCTCAGGGTAGTTTGCGTTTGGTCTATTGATGAAATGGAAAGCACCTTTAGAACCTCTATTATCTTGAGTTTGGTCTTTACCAAATGGGTCAAGACCACCTGCTCCTAACCAATGGTTCTTTGGTGAACGATGACCGTTCTTCCATTCCATATTGTTACGAAGGTCAGCGGGAGGTAGCCAAGTGATTTTAAATCGACCACCTTCTCTCGGCTTCCAAACTACCTCTGTGTCTTGCTGTCCATTCTTCCAAGAAAAGTCACCCTCTATAACAGGGAGGTCATTAGAGTTCTTTAAAATATCTATATAGTCTAATTGGTCTTGTAGATTTACAAGATTAAAAGCACTATCAGTAATCTTATCCCTAAACATATCTTGTATGTTACGGGGATGGTTACGCTTATGCTCATTAAACTCCACTTGACCTAATCGTTTAGCCTGTGCCTCTAGTGCATCAAAGTATTCTTTAGCACCCTG